AGGTGAGGGCATCAAGAATAGTTGATTTACCAGCACCATTTGTCCCAATAATGAGGGATGTACTGGCATTATCAAGTAATACTTTGGTTGGTTGATTCCCAGTTGATAAAAAGTTTTTCCAGGAAATGGTCTTAAAGGTTATCATCAGGTTTATCTGGGGGAATCACAATGTCATTTTTGGATATAATAGCATACCTGTGTCCATGTGTCTCACAAGTATGAATCATTAAGTCGCTTTCTATTTCAATTACATGCATCAGTGGATAATCAAGTTCTTCTAATTGCATAGAATATCTCATTGCATCATCTTGCTCTTCAAAGATGTAAAGGACCTGTTCTCCTTCATCATCTAATACAGAATATGCTCCATCTTTCTCCTTTCCTGCTACTGTAATAATATACATTATACTAACTCACAAGCTTCCTCATAGACATCTTTGATAAGAGATTGAACAACAGACTTGTCTAATGAAAATTCTGCCTCTTCAATATATCTATTCAAGATAGAAAAGGTATCTTCTGTTTCTACATCTGGATTTTCTGTAAAGTATCCATTATTGAAATCATAATTTTCAACAATTTTTAAATCAGCAACTCTTGTCTCATAGATTTTATCTACAAATTTTTCAAAGTTAGTAATATTATTCTTTGATTTAACAATGATTTTCACAATTTTGTTGCGATAAGGAGATGCATCAAACATCTGATAGGGAGTATCATCATAATAGATGTTATGGAACATTCTGAATGGATTATCTACATAATCAAATTCCATATCATCAGTGTCTAGAATAATGAAACCTCTTTTATCATTTACATCATTCCAGAACATCTCATAAGGATTTCCTATGTAGAAGATTTTGCCATCATTTGATCTTGTATGGAAATGACCTGAAAATACTTTCTTGAACTTCTGATATAGTTTGCTCTCCATACCATGATCCATGATGAGGTTTTTATGAGCTCTAAATCCTGTAAGTTCAAGGTGCCCCATCGCGTAGTGGCAAGTTGAATTTTTAATAAATTTAAAAGTTTCTTCTTTATTGTTTTCATTAATCCAAGGAATGAATAATATAGGAGTTTTATCAACAGTTACCTCTGTTGCTTCTGAGTATGTAATTACATTATCATACTCATTTAACAAAAGACTATTAGAGTTGATTTCATTGGTATTTTTGTAGTAGGCATCATGATTGCCCACCATCAGATGCATAGTAATACCTCTCTCCTTAAGAGGTTCAAAGACTACTCTCTTTGCCCAATCCAATGCTTTGAATTCAATACCCTTTCTAACATCAAAGGCATCTCCCATGTGAATCACAGTGGTGATACCTTCTTTGTCTAGAGTTGGAAAGAAAATTTCATTGTAAAACTTTTCAAAATAATCATGAAACAACTTGGAACCTTTTCTTGCTCCATAGTGTGTATCAGTAATAACTGCTACTCGCATCAGTTCCTCAATTTGCTATGGACAGCATCTTTGATGGAATTGTACTCGCTGTAGTTCATACTGTCAAGATCATTTGAGTCAAAGACCTCATCAAAATTAGTCTTCTCTAGAATCTTATTTTTAATTTCAAGTTGCTTCTTCTCTTGCTGAATCCTTCTCAGAAATGCGTAGTAAATGATTTGAGTAAAATAAGCAAATGGATTCTTAGACTTTTCAGGATTAAAGTTATGAATATATCTCACACAGTTTTCAATACCATCACAAATCATATCATCCTTGAACATGTAGTTCACAAAGTTAGGTTTATATGATAGATGGTTAGCAATCTTCAGAAAACATTCCCCAATGTATCTGGGAATTTGTGGTTTAGGATTACCTCTTTCTTTTGCTCTTTCAATATCAATAGCATACTGCTCTAGAGCTGCTAAGAAATCCTTATTATTGACATAGTGTTCTGATTTCTTAGGTCTTGCCATGGTAGTATAAGAGAAGGGCATAATAATCATTTATCTACTGGAATTATTATAACAGGAAATCAAAACGTTGACAACTATGTGTTTTACCAGTAGACTAGGTTTGTTGCCTTTGAAAGATGAGCCTTAGCTAGATTTATAGAGTTTCTCTAGAACCTCTTTTGCATCCTGTACAGAAGAGAGATAACCCATCTTCCTATCTATCTGTGCATGATTGCCTTTATTCATCTTTCTTATATACTCTTGATAATAAAGAATCATCTCAATATCTTCTGATTCAGACATTGTAAGAACATCATCAATATTAACCATAAACATATCATCAGATGTTGATTTCAACCAAGGTTCAAACTTGTGTCCTACAGTTGTTCCTCTTAACTTTACTTCTTCAACAACAATAGGATTTGATACTAGAAGCATAGTTCTATCATCATCCACATCTGCTGCTACTTTGGCAAAGATTTCATCTCCACCTTTAAATTTGATTGTACAGTAGAAATCATCTTCTAGCATACACTCCTCCTAGTCTTTTATGTTGACTGATATGATGTCATAATTGAATTGCTCTTGAACATAAATTTTCACCCTCTCAATAAAATGATTCAGTGTATAATTCTTTCTTGATCCCAAAGTTAGATCATCAGCAATATCATAAAGTTTTGCTTTCACTTTGTTTTTGCCTTTTCTTAGGACTCTACCAATACTCTGAAGGTTTCTAATACGAGATTTGGATGGAGAGGCAAAGATTACATTGTGTAGATTCTTAATATTGATTCCTGTACTGAATGTTCCATAAGAAGCAACAATGATGGCATCATTCTGCTGCTCTGTGATTTCCCTTACTTGTTCTCTGTCTTCAGCATCTACACCGCCATGAACAAAGAATACTTTTCTTCCTTCCCTGACTTTTTTATTTATCATATCGTAAAGTATGGCACCATGTGCTTCAACTCTGCTATAAAGAATCAAAGTATTACCTTTTAAATCAATAGCAAGATTGGTAATAAATTTGTTTCTTTTTTCATGACCAATTAGAAACTGAATTTCATCTTCATAAGTATCAAACTTTTTAGGTTTGTACTTAAGAACAAGACATTGAATATCTAAAGTTGCAAGATGTCCTTCATCAATCAATTTCTTAGTTTGAGTGACCTTATATGATGGACCAAACAATCCCTCTAAGACCCATTTATGGGTCTGTGTGCCATCTAAAGTGCCTGTGAAACCATATCTATACTTTGCATGATGTAACTTGTCCATGATACCTACAAGAGACTTACTTTTAAAAAGGTGCGCCTCATCACCAATCACTACATCATATGCTTCAAAGAACTTTCTATCTAACTGATAGACAGACTGCCATGTTGTGATAGTTACTTCATTAGTATTGACTCGTTCTCTACCTGCATAGATCCTATGACAGTGATTCTCAGCATCCCATCCATAGTCTTGAAAGTCTTTAAACATCTGCTCTACAAGAGATGTAGTTGGGACTACAAGTAGTATCTTTCTACCAGCATTAACATGGAATCTGACAATAGTGTAAATCATGAATGACTTACCAGATGCAGTAGGAGAGATAAGCAGTTTTCTGTTATACCTCAATGCATCATGTACAGCATCAATCTGATAGTCTCTTGGTTTTAATGGTGTGATTGCTTTCATAAAATCTTTCACACCTTCTTCTGAAATCATTTCATTGACTTCAAATGGAGGACCATAAAATTTGTTGTCCTCAAATTGGTATGAGTATCCTGATTGCTCACAGAACGCAACAACTTTATCAAGAAGACCAACATAGATCCTCTTGGTTTTCATATTGAATAGATGTACATATCCATCCCAATACTTGCTTCTGTATTGGGGCATAAATTTTTTGTTAGGGACTTCAAAAGTGAATCTATCTCTTAACTCATATTCAATATGAGGTTCTGTTTTTACTTGTAGATAGACTTCATTGATCTTTTGAATAGTCAAATCTGCCATGATAAAACCTTCACCTAACAGTATTTATTAGGGACTTGAGAAACTGTGCTCCAGTATAATTCTGTAGAAGTGGTCTCTCATGGATATAAGATCTTCTTGTTCTAGTGGTTCTCCACCAGACCATTTGTCAACTGCTTGCTTTAGACCTGTATGCACAATGCGAACTGCCTCTATTGGCAGTTCAATTCTGTAATACTGATCGTCTTCCATTAACCTAAACCTGAGGTGAAACGCATGAACTCTATTGAGTTTTTTATTTGATACGTTCTATTAGTTATCTGTTTAAGAATTTCTTCAAGATAAGATAACATGGTTTCATAATAATCAATCTTTAAAGAAACTCCTGAAAGTTTCTCATCTGCATCCAAATATTTTTGCATTGTATCTTTGTCCCTTATCTTCTTTGGAAAGGGATTTTCAACATATACTTCTGGGTCTGCTTTACCAGCAAAGTATTCATAACGTTCATGTCTTATGTTTTTTCTTTGCTGCTCTGCTTTCTTTCTTAGCAGATAGATGTTATTGTAAATTTCATAATATTTGGAGTGAAGGATTGGGATGTTTAAAGACTCAGTGTGTAAATTATCTGGGTCCATTTTTGCATCTTTTTCCCACATCTCCTGAATCTTATCAAGAGTAATCATACAAATCCGCTACCTTTAACAATAGTATAGTTCAAATACTTGAATGAGACTTCAGCAGTGAAGTATTCTGTATCAGCCATTGTAGCATCAAATTGAATTGTGCTCAAGGAAAATGGGAACAGATCACTAAATTTTACTTTGAAGTTCTCATTTTGCATAGCATCAAGTATAGTCAATGTGCCATCTGAATAGATGTTCATTGTAGAATTTTGACCCATACCTCTTGTAGTCCCTGTTGTTTGATCTTGAAGATCATAAATTTCTTGCAAACTTTCAGGGAATCCAAGACCTCTCATCCAGTTTTGAATTTCTTGATAATTTTGAAGATCCTCATCTACCAAAAATCTAAGAGTTAAATCTTCAAAATCAATAATTTCACCAGGAAGAGGAATATCTTTAAGACCAGGAGTTGTTTGAACAGTTGTTCTTAATGTCATACCAGGAATATTCACAGCATTACCAAAAAATGTTACCTTTGGTGCCCTAGCAACTTGGAATCTAAACCCTTGAGGTTGCAGGAAATTCCTGTTCTGCAGTTCATTTTTTTTAGAAGTAGCAACTGTGCTTCTAGATGCCTGTCTTGTTCTTACCTGAGAGGAAGTCATTATGTTTTATGACTATTTATCCTGACAATAAAAAAGACCCCCTTGTGGGGGGTCTGAAAGGGCATGTGGGGCAACCAGCCCCACAACAACCAGAATCACATGAGGTTCTTAACAAGAACTCTTCTGTAGTAACGGTTGGAGTTAACTCTGAGTCTACCAAGACCTTGAGTTGTGCCTTCAGCGAAGGGGTTAGCAACCAGACCATATCTGGTCTTGAAGCCAATCTTGGGCTGGAAGGTGTTCTCTCCAACTGCACGTACCATCTGAAGGGGTACATATGGGCAGTAGAACAGACCTGCATCATAAGGGGAAGAACCCTTATAACCAACAACATAATACTGGTTACCAGAGTTGGCAGCAGAGTTGTTAGCAGCCAGGTTAGCAGAATAGGGGTCAATGTAAACTCTGAACTTACCATTGATTGTACCAGCAAATGTGTTGCCAGTGTCATCAACATTCAGGTTTGCATTCAGGGCAGGGGTATAATCCAGGATACCAGCCATGGTCAGTGC